CTTTGGAATCTGCCTTCCCATTGCTTTCTCCCCGTCATCATCATCATCAATGTTCAAGTTTAGGATTGAACCAAGTGCATACCTCCGTGCGTAGGTCATTGCACTTCCCATTGCTTGTGGATCGTTCTGCTTTGCAACCGGCATCACATAGGATGACTCCATCCACTCACCTGATTCAGCGTGAAGGATGATTGTTGTGAGTGCGTTCCCATCGGGAAATTGACTGATTGCCAAACCGCATTCGCTCAATGGCTTTTGGATTGTGTCAAGTATGTTCGCCAATGACGCATACTTTTTCTTAAAGAAAGGATTGTTGGCTTCCTTTGCTACCTTGCTCACCGATGCTTGGAATTTTACCAACGCACCAGCGATGTTCTTGATTGATTCGCTTTTATTCATAGGAAATTTGTTTTGTGTCCGAGCATAAAAATAATAGTAAACTTGTCGGGTTCAAGATAGAAGAATCTCTCCGTCTCAATGCCGACCAAATTGGTCTCAACGCATCCACCGAAGTAGACATCTCGCTTGATCAGGTACGGTTCAAGTTCATCAAAGTGATGCTCAAGTAAATAGTCATCAACTTGCTTGTCAATGTAAACATACCTATCCCCACCGATTGTGAGAATCCATCCGTTGATTGTTGCTTCAATCATTGTTCACCTCCCTCAATGCAATTTCAATGACGGCTTTGGCTTTGGGTGAAACGATGTTTCCCTCAACCAAATACTTCCTAACGGTTGGAAGTGATACACCAGTTTTACGAGCGACTATTTGAAATAGTCCTTGTCTGCGTTTTAATTTGATAGTTTCAATTGCTTTGTTGTAATCCATAACGAAAGCAAAAGTAAAATAAACTTATCAATAATGCAAATAAACTTTGCTTTTTGTTACAATTTTATATCTTCCGAGAATATCAAATCTCCGAAACGAGCATTCAACTCATTCACCAATTCCATCTGTATTGATTCCGTGAACGCATCCTCAAGGAATGGTTGTGCCTTTGTTCCTCTGCGGTGAATCTTGTTTGCAATAGCCTTTGCCATTGAATCGTAGGTCATCGTTTGTGGTGGCTTGATTCCTTTGAATGCCATCCATTCTTTGATTGACTGCCACAAATAGGGAGTGCCTTCCGTGTGACCATTTCTTGTTGGCTTCCTTCCGTATTCCACAAACTCCCAGTAATCTTCAGCGAGAAGGATAGTGTTGATGGATGTTGGCGTTTTGGTGATCTCTCCTGGAACAAAAGATTGGCGAAGAACTGAAGACGCATTAATGTTTTTGTTGTCAAGGTTTGCCCAAATCGGAGGAATCACCTTCTTGTTCCACCAATCAATGATGATTTGCTGAAGGAGTGAGCCTTCGGATGCATCCCCTAAATAAGTATCAAGGGCATCGGGTAATTTGTCAAGGTCTATCGTAGCCATCCCACAAGCGTTAAAATCCCCAAGCCTATACTTATACCCTTAAACAACTTTAAAGTTGTAATAATGGCTTTATTTTGCCTTACAAGTGAATCATTCTCCGCATTTAGATATGCGATGTTTACCTTTTGTTTTGTGATGACCGAATCTTGTTCCGAAATTATGATAGAATCCGAGTGAACAACCTTCAGTAATTGGCTAACTTTTTGCCGTGCAATCGCACCCTTGACAAGATAACTATTCGCAACCCGAAGTGTCGCAGAATCTATGGAGACGGATTGCCCCTTCAAACCCTGAAGATGTAGCATCAAAAGTATCAAGATAAATCGTATCATAGTGGTTGAGTTCTTTCAGTAGTGTGATTCGTTTGATCTTCTCTTTTTCAATTATCCTTTCGTGCATCTCAACATTTAGTGGTTTGATATAGCGGACTGGTTCATCATAATTGAAGAAAGCCCACAACCAACTAAACAGGAACAACGCAAGTATTATGTAGATAAGGAGTGAGGACTTGGAAGTTGATTGCATATCCAGCGAGAATATCAGTTTTTGAATCGTAGAATGGGGAAGCATTGCCGTTGATTACAATCTCAAAATCCTCATCGTTTTGGGTGTTGTCCTCAATCAACGCAAAGATGTCGGTCATAATCTGTGCGGTATCGGAAAGAACTTCAATTGTGTTTGATTCGCTTTCAAATACACGATCCATCACGAGCAATGCAAAGTTGTAGGTTTGAAGATTCCCACCCGACTGCAAATTAAACCCATCTGGATACAACCAAACCAAAGGATAATACTCAACATTCTCAACCGTCATATTTGACTGCTGACCAACGCCAAACTTGTGAACCATCTTATGGCTTTCGGCTGCCGTTTGAATCTTTTGAATTATTTGGTTTAGTGTCATTCTTGAGAAATTTGAGAAGTTTGGCTTCGTTGTTTTTTTGCCACTTATTTGTCCTCGTTGGGGAAGTCATAGTTCCAAAAGCAATCTTGAGATGTTGGAAGATAAATACCACCGACAAAAGCGGTGTTCTTTGGACGGATTGTATCAAAGGTACTGCCGGGATTTAGGAACAACGGATAATCATTGGTGTATGTGCGAAGATAATCCCTCAATCGGTTGGCATAGTATTCGGCTTTATCACGATAACGACCTTCAATCATTGTCATTTCCTCAACTGATACCGCCCTTGCATTGTCACTCTCACGAGATGCAACCGATTTGTTCATTAATTTGAAGGTCATTGGAAGCATTGCTTCGGTCAATGTGTAATACTTCAAACAAGGTGCGATGTATGAATCCAAAAGGGTAGTATTCAACTGGGTTAATGTTCCAGCGAATGCCTGTACTTGCAACTCGTTGTAGATACCTGAACCAATGACATCACGGATGTAAATCTCTTGAGCTTCTTTGATTGCTGATTTCAACAATTTATCGTCAACATTCTCATTCAAAGGGGTATTGTCCTTGAGATAAGTGGTTGAAATGAAATATACAAAATTGGTCATCGTTTGATCCTCCTTAATAATTGTTGTTGCCAAATGTGTCTGCATTGTGGGGTGTTCACATCCAATGTGGGGTTGTGATACCAACCACCTCTTCTCTTCCATACATCGTAACCAAGTTGTGCAGACATTGCGTTAATGTCCTCTCTTGAATATACACGATTGCTTCCATCAATTTGACGGCAGAAATCTCTTGAACCTGGAATGATCATTGGTCCATCAATACCAGCAGCCAATCCGTATTTGTAACGAACGACAATCTCGGTTTGCAATCTCTTTACTTCTTCAACTCCTTTCGGTGTTGTTTCCAATCCGTCCTCGTATGATTTGATCAACTCCGCTTTGGCAAGTTTAGCAATGGCATCAGCGACAACCTTTGCATCAAGTTTAGTGATGTTCACGATGTCTCCAACTTGAAGACCTTTGTTTTCTTTCAACACATTCAAGATGGCAGTTTCAACGGCATCCACGAACTCAAACTTATACGGTTCAAAGTTGTCTGCACTCTCTCCGTATTGTTGAAATACTTTGATGTCTCTTTCATCATCCCATCCAAAGGGATTTTGTTTTGATAGAGCAACATTCAAAGGTTCTTCAATCTCATCAAATCCCAACTCTTTCCTTGCTTCGTTTCTGTCAATGATTCCAGCGGTGAACAACGCCTGATAGTCAAGACCGATAGGTGGTTTGTTGATGGTTTCCAAGCGAACAGATGCGATAGGTTCAAGCAAGTACGCAAATGTATCATCAATCTTTTGTTGACGGGGTTCAATGTATGCGTGATGAAACATCTCATATGCTTCAATCAACTCACTACGACCACCCAATTGTCCCTCCACACGAACTCCAAACAACATAGGAGAGTTGACCTTGTGTGCGACAAATATCTCTTGTTGTACGGTCTTATTTAACAAGTCAAATTGCTTGTCAAAATCCGAAGGTTGAAGGTTGTTGATGACAGATTCCTTCTCTGTTGGATCGTTGTACTGAATAATTAACCCACCGGCATTGTCAGTTCCTTGATAGTTTTCTTTAAATCTCCTTGCAGTTGCACGAGCTTCTTCAGGTGTTGGGATTCCTTTGAATAACTGGATGTGAGTTTGTGCCGTGAATCCGTTTTTGATGCTATTCAAATAGTAATTTGAAATCTCGGTATCAACTTCAATGTATTTCAACGCACCTACATAATCAGGCAAAGGATATTCGCCTTGTCCGGGACGGTAAAATTGGCAATAGTACAATTGCTTTGATTCCCTTGTGATTGGGTTGTATGGTTGATAATGGATTTTCTCCGCTTTGGTATCAGTCCAGTCCGCACAATACACATACTCACCCTCCAATCCTTTTCGGATATCTTTGAATGGAATGTGATAATACTCCGAAGGTGCGGTCTTTGCCTTGTTCCAAATCACCTCAACTGCAAACCCATTGAACAACTCGGCATCGTATGCTACTTTTGCTTTGAGTTCCTCGTAGGTCTCGTAGGCGTTAATGCTTTTGAGTTTGTTTTGGATTTTGGCGATGTCGGTGGTGTTTTGTCCGTAAACTTCAGTACCAATTCCAGCCACATATGAAGCTTTTGCAGAAACGATTGCATTGTGTTTTGGGGATTTGTTAAATAGTTCAATTAGAAAATCAGGATAGAGATTGTCTGCACCAAATGTCACGAATCCCTTTGCCTTGTTTTCTTTGAAAACTGGCAGTTTGTTATCGTGAAAATTTATTCTTTGGAATATCATCTCTATCAAATAGCAATCAATCTTTTTTGTTTGAGAACTTGTCTATTGATGTGAATCCAAGACAAGCAATCACGATGAATTCAACCGCACTCACCAACTCTGGAGAAGGTACGATATCAGCAGGAGACAAACTATTATGAGCCATAGTACCAAAAAGTACAAAAGCACCGATGATCCCAACGAATCTTTTTGAGGACATTTCTCCTTTGTCACCCGTGAAAATTTCTAAAAGTTTTTTCATAAATCTTTGCTTTCTAATAGTGTGTAAGTGAATGAATTGCCGTGTAATGTAGCCGCCTTCTTGACCAAAGCCATAAACTCGTCAAAATCTGCTGACTTTTTGAACACCTGACAACCCTCACTCCAATTCTCAACATAGGTTGAATCAGCACCAGCCTTGTGGATGTTGATTCCGTAGATGCCTTCTGTGATTAACTTGGTGTCGTAGGTCATATCCTTATTGGCATCACGATAAACCTTCACGGGTTTGGCTTGTTTTAATGCTTCGTACTTGCCTTGATGCAAACCGATTGCGTGTGAACCACGATATTGTCCGGGAACTAAACGAGCAACGCCTTGAGCATTGTGAAATTCCTTCACTCCCTTTGTGCCTGGATCAGTTGTCGCAGCCCATTTCTTAAAATGCCACACATCACCAATTTTGTAACTCACGGTTAACAAGTCATCAAAAACATTTGTCACTTTGTTACCAGTATCCGAGTTGCGAATACCGATGATATTGATGTTGTAATCCCCATTTTCAAAAAAGGCATATCCTTTCGCCTTCATTGCTACTTTGATTTTGTCTATCATTTGCCTTGTCCTTTATATGGTTTTGAACTCTTGTGTTTGTTCTTGTGCTTGGTATGTCTGCCCAATTTGTTTTTGGGTTTAGAACGGAATGATGTGATGTTTACTTTTGCTCCCATAAGTACATTCTAAAATAGTCAAACTCTTCCTTTCCACCTTCGGAAAGATAGTTCAAATACGCATCATAGATCTTCCCTTTGAACTCAATTGGTGTGGTAGTGGTATCCAATCCAGCACCTACCATCTTCACGGCATACACCTCCATTTGGTCTTGAACAACTTGCATCTGTACAACCACGGCTTCCGCTTTTTTTTCAGCATTCACCACCGCTTCTTTCAATTGCTCTTTCTCTTGCACTTTGCCTTCAACCATTTCTTCTCCTTTGGCTTTTGCTACGGAGACAACTGCCGATGCTTGACGAAGATTTGATTCAACCTTTTTCAACATTGCTTCCACCTCATCAATCGGGGGTGTTGTAACTGCACCAACTGGGAAGGCAATCTCAATGGCTGCGATGAACAGACAAAACAAAATGACAAAGTACCTCATAATTTTTTGACGGTGTTGATGATGCGAAGTTCTGTGATGGCAGCAGCCAATGCGGAATCGGATTTCTTGAGAGCATATCCAAGACGGTCAATCTTTAAATCCAACGCTTCAATTTTCTTGTTGGAGTTTTCAAGTTGTTCAGTATACGATGACTTAACATCATAGTATAAATAGCTCACACCTACCAATGCAAGGAAAGCAACCCCAGCAACGGGATTCTTTCGGAATTGATCAAACGAAATTGGAAGCGGATTTGCGGATGGTTTTTTTACGGTCATTTGATGCGATTAATTTTTTTACTCCAATAGATAACAGCCAAAACGCCCGAAATAATACCAAGAATCCCCACACCAAAGGTAACCAAAGGTTGATAGATTTGAGCAAAAGTGATGAAAGCACTTGAACCGCTGACCGCAGTTGCAATGGATGCCGTTGTATCATTAAAGTTCTTCATTTGTGCAGTATGGTGAGTTAGGGTTAAACTCGCAAAATCTTTGTGTGTACATTTCTTCACACCCACTAAAAGTATGAACGCCAATAGGATTTGGAAACACCTCTTTTGTGCTAAATGATTCCAACGGTTCATCGTTCCACAGGATGTCAACGGCATACAACGGGGATAGGTCGGTGCAGTTACCTTCTTCATCGGTGGCAAGGCAGATTTGCCCGATTTCGTGTACTGCACAATTTTGGTAAGTTACAGAACCCTCTTGCGTTGTGCTGATTTGGGCTTGGTATGTTAGCCATTCGGCTTGGTTTAGGAATTGATATTTTGCGAAGGTCATAAGGTGGTAAGGGTTGTGCAATCGGTATCCGATAGCGGTGAGGGATAAAGTGCCATTTGTTGAATGAATTTGGGGACATCTGCACCAATGCCGTTCAAAAATTCCATATTTGTTGGCGTGAAAGATGTAGCGGAAATAACTTTTGTACCATTGGCAAAAATGTCTGCTGTTGTTCCATTCCATTTTATGGCAAGTTTAACAGTGTCCGTTGTCGTCAAATATAATGCCGTGCTAACTCCTGAAATTACTTTATTAATTGCCAATCTTACCGCTCCACCACCACCATTTCGGATATTGATGTTATTACTTGTAAGATTAGTGGTATCTGATATATATATACCAGCACCAAACGCATCTCTTGTATACGCCACATTCCCCCGCAACTCCATAAACCAAGTTCCACCGCTTGATGTTATCAAACCATTGGTGAAGATGTTATTGCGAGAGAATGAATCCGCAACCCTTGTCGCAGATGCGGTTGTTGTTGGGATGTAGGTTGTGGGGTATGCACCCGCTTCAACTTGTGAGCCGTAGATAAATACTGATTCTTCACCCGTTCCTTGCCACGATTGAAATGGGGGGGCAGTTGTTGAGTTAATTTGTACGATATTTATCTGTCCAGCACTTATACCAATTAACGATGTCGCAGTAATTACACAACGATACCATCCGTTTCCAACGCTTTGAATTGATGCAGTTGCACCATTTCCACTTTGCGAAACTACACCCGTGGATAAATTAAAATTTGCATATGGAGATAAGGAAGGTGTTGATGTAAAACCCGTATTTAATGCGATTTGAATTAATGATGAAGAATTTTGTTTAGCAAAAATAGTATAAGTGTAATTTGTCAAAGCACTAATGGTAGTATTTTGAGAAAGCCTATGAAAATTTAATGAATTCGTGGTTATCAAAGTATCTGCATTAGTTGTTCCATCGGGAGATGTTGTGCTATTAGCAGTTACGGTTGAGTTGCTTTTAACCCAACTCGCATTATCAAAACTCTCCGATTGCAACGCCAAATTCGTCCTCTGCGGTTCCAACAACAACGCAGGACAACTGCCGTGCATATAGGATAACCTCGGAACACCCGAAGCCATCAATTCAATGTTGCCCGAACTATTTGTGCGGTTTGCATCACTTGCCCTTGTCCAAGTTAAATCACCGTTTCCGTTTGTGGGAATCTGTGCGTATGCTTTGCCACCTTTGTATCCGCTTGGGATAAGCAACAAAGATGCTGACTGCAACAACGAACTCACCGCATCAACACACCCACCCGCTTCCGTTACTCCACCATCGGCAATTACTCGGCTTTGGTAAGCACCAAAAATCCCTTGGGCATAGTTGGAACGATTGATTCCAATGCCCAATCCAATGCCCATTCTCATTTAGTAACCGATTACGCTTCCTGAAGAGATTACAAATCCGGTGATGGTTGCAGAGTTACCCGCTGGAAGGTATGCACCTTGCTTGAAGGTTACACCACTCATTCCTCTTGCTGAAAGAACATTTGTTCCGTCTACGGAGAATGATGTGAAAACGGTATCTTCTTGAACAACCAAAGCGTTGTGATTTCTCAATGTCTGTGTGCCTGATCCGTAGCGAATGAAGGCTGCACCTCCAGCGATGATGTCTGTTGAACTGCTCATATTATATGTATTTTTTCTGTTAAATTCGGGGTGTATTCATCTTCCGTGAATGTCTTTTGAACCTTCAGGATTCCAATCTCGCACAAGATACCTCCAGCAGTTGAAACACTATATTCGTGTTCTCCTTCCAATAGCGTAGCGGTAGTGCCTTCAATGAACTGAAATTGATTGTATCTCTCCTTGTGGATTGATACATCGGTCAATGTTCTGGTAACGATGGTTTCAGTTTGACGGTGGGTAAAGGTAAACACATAGGATGCAGCACTTGCCTTTTCAGTCAATGTGAGATACCAAAACTTTGTTTGCCCTTTGTTAATTACCAACATCTCTACAAAATAGCGAGAGTAAAAATATGTAACAAAAAAAGGGAGAGCAATTGCCCTCCCTCTTCGACCTATGAAACAAGAATCAATTAGATACCTAAAGCGGTAACAACTGAACTTTGCAATTTGTAAGGTGCTTCCGCTTCGATAGCAGAAAGAGTAACTTCATAACCGTTGGAATCTCCCATAGCAGTACCGGTGTTGGCAACCATTGCAGTCACATCACATCCGTACTCCTTACCAACCAACCAATATTCATCGTTGTTGTTCTTCACGATGCAATAGCAACGACCTTGAGCAAGGAGCTTCATTTCGTTACGCTTGGTTGTTGACAATCTGCGAAGTTTGAAAACAACATCCGATTGATTGAATGATGTTCCGTTCTCAACAGATACATTGGTGGTGATGGTCAATGATCCAGTACCTTTCGGCAACTCGTAATCGTAAACATCACCACTTGCAACGGTTGTGGCAGTTACTTCACCACTTGCAACGGTGAACTTTGAATCAACCCAAGTGATTAAGTGGATTGATTTGATACCTCCGACTGCATCCTTGCAATCAAGAGTGAATCCTTGTGTGAGTAAACAAGCCATCAGTTATAAAGATTAAAGGGTGAAGTAAACGATTTCTCCGGGGAAAGCAACCTGAACACCAGCCTTGAAAGTGAAACGAACACGAACCTCATCGTTGTCGATGCTGTACCACATTTTCACTTCTTCTTGCTCATCAATCAAGTCAGTTCCCATAAAGAAGTTTGACAAAGAACCAGCAACAATCTTGTTAGTTCCGTTCAAACCACCAACAGCAATCAACTTCATATTAGTACCGGGGTAAACCATTTCCATTGAAGTGGCAGCATCGGCAACATAGTGAAACAAGTTAGCGTTCTTCAAGTTAACCAACATCAACTTGTAGGCATCAATTCCCAAGAAACAAACCAAGTCAGTTTTTTCAGCAACGGCAGCAGGGATGTTAGCGTATACCTGATCCAAGATGTCATCGATGTTTGCAGCGGTGATTGAAGTAAAGGTAGTTGGTGCAGCGTTCGCCAATACTGGAGAAGCAGCAGCAATGATTTTATTGAATCCGTCAAAACGACTCAAGTTAGGGTTACCAGAAGCGGTATCACCTTGCCACATTGCAACTTCCAAAGTTTGTGCAATAACGGCAGCCTTTTCAGCACCGATCTGCTCTTCAAAAGGAACCATAGTTGGTGAACCAGGCATGATTTGTGTTTGCATCCACTTGGCTTCCAATGTCTTTGGGCAAAGAGTTTCTTCAACTTTCACAGCACCAACGGTGATGTTACGCTGAGTGAAGGCAGTTGTACCACTTGGGTTGTAACCACAGCCATCGGCTTGGAAGAAAACGGTTGAAGCAAGGATGTTCAAAGCAGATGCAGATTTTACACCTACCTGAACTTGGTTAGAAGATTGCAACAAAGTTGCAGTTTTGCTCCCGAAAAGAGCCTTAACCAACAAATCAGTTGATTGTTCGTTGGTGTAATTTGCGAGTGATCCTACAGAGAATGACATAGTTTTATTTGTTTATTGCGTTTTTGAATTTTTTAAGTGCTTCAAACTGATCGTTCTTCTTGTTTGAAACGGGGGTTTTGATTGGGGTTTCGCTTGGTAAGTCAGCAACTTTCTCAATAAGGTCAATTGCTTTGCTCATTGCTTCTTTGTGCTGGGTGTTAGATGCAGACAAAGCCACAACTTTTGCAGACAATTCTGCGATTGCACTTTCCAACTTGCTCACAACATCATTGAAATGAGATACGGTTGCAAACTCTTCTTTGGCTTCAACTTCGATTTCAATTTCAGGTTCAACGATTTCAGTAACGATACCGTCAACAGTTGTAACCAACAAACCACCTTCAACTTCGTGAGTTGCGTCAGGTGCTGGAATTGAACCTTCAGCAGTTTGAACGAAGATGGCAGTTCCTACAACCAATTCACCTTCCCATTCAACGATTGTTCCATCAGTCAAAGTGGCAGTTGCCATCTCAACTTTGATTTCTTCTTCGGAGAATCCCAACATCGTGCGGATTTCCTTGAGTGTTTCTTTTGCGTTCATTTTGATATAAATTAGATTTTGTTTTTACTTGTTGCAATTTTACTTTCCATTCCACCGTGAAAGAATCTCTTTCATCTGCTCAATGAGTTGTTCTTCTTTGTCTTCGGGAAAATCAAAAACACCTTCCACCGAGAATCCTTTGAACTCACCTGATTTCACTTTTGCCCACACATCATCGTTGTCAATTAGATAAGAGACAAACCAACTTCCATCGGCAACTTCTTCAAATCCCTTTGGTGGCATCACACCTCTTTCACGATCTATGATGTATGATTCAAACAAACTCACGCCATTCATTATGGGTGTTTTGTGGTGTGCGTTCACCGAGTTGTACTGGTTTGACCTCGCCCATTTTTTCGCAATCTTAAAGATGGATTCCTTGTCAAACACCACATAGTATTCACCACGGATGTCATCTCTGCGATAGATGGGTAAATCGGCAATCATCGCAGCACCAGTAACGATTCTTTTCTCCTCATCTTGGATGGCAAATTTGATAGGCGTTTCGCTGAATGCTAAAAAGTCCTTTTGAATGGCTGCGTTTTCAACGAGCGAAACAAAGTCAATCCCTGTCTCCTCGTCAAATTCGTTGATGTCTAATTTGTAAACTGGTAGTTTCATCTTATTCAAATAGCGTTATTGTGTAACAGATACCTTTTTCAACGATGCAACCCGACCTTGTGTGCGTGAGATGTCACCCTCCGTCACATAAACCCTCTGTTCAAATCCGCTTACTTGTGGCAATGTAGATGAGATTTGTGGTGCTGCCATTTGTGGCATACCTCCTCCGCTTGATTGCATTCCACTTGGTGCAGATGGCTGACCACCTTTGAGGATGTCTCGTGCTTTCTTTGCATTGGTCAAAATCATTGCAGCCAATCCGATGTATTTCGCAGCACCAGCAAGACCACCGGTGGCAATGTTGTCGGGTGAAGCGGATTGAGTAACTTTCAACGCACCTGAAATTGCCATTGCCGTATCCGCTGCAATAACTGACAAAGCAATTGCCTTGCCCGTTTTGGTTTGCTCTCCTGCCAATGCTGCGATTGAATTCGCCAAATCTATTGATGCTTTGTAAAGGCTTTGTTTGGCTTGTTGAACGGCTTCTTCCGACTTGATTCTTTTGTTTGCACTATCGGCAGCAATGGCAGTTACAACCTCGCCTTCTTTCTTTTTGTTGGCAATGAATTCATCACTTGCTTTCTTGTCGGCTTCGGCTTGTTGCTTGTCAAAGTTTGCTTTTGCAGTTACCGTGTCGCTTTGATATTTGGCTTTGATTAATTTGATGGCTTCCTCGTTTCCTTCCGCTTCTTTCAATTGCTTCCAGTACGCATCACGCAACGCCAATCTCTCGTTTTCATATTTAATCTTGATCTCCTCTTGCTCGGTCTTGGCTTGTGCCAATCTCCTCTCCCTTTCGGATTCAACAAACCCTTGTTGGGCTTCAGCAATTTGGTCATTTTTTAATTTCTCCGCTGCCTTTGCTTCGTCTTCTTCTTTCTTTTTCTCGGCTTTCTTCTTGTCTCTTTCCGCTTGTCTGTCTTTTGCTGCTTGATCGTTTGCATCCTTTTGTGTTTTGGCTTGTTCTTTTTGAAAGTTCTGTTCCTCAATTGCTAAAACTGCCAATGCGTTTTTGGTATCGAGAATAATCTTGCCCCACTCTTTTTCCGTGTTCTTGCCGTAGTTTGCACGAGCTTGTGCAAGGTCATTCTCTAACTTTTGTCGTTGCTTGTTGAACACACCAACTTGATCACCTCTGGCTTGAAGCAATGCAATCTCTCTGTCAAGTTGCTCGTTGGCTTTCTCTGTTGTCT